CCCCAAGCCTTTGTTTGTTTTTATTTGTTATTGTTTTGGCGACAGAATTGGCGACGGTTGGTGTAAGTATTTGTTTTTATTACAGTTGGCTGTAGGTAATAGACCTACGACCTTTATATTTCTGGCAATATCGACCCCCCCTTACCCCCCAAAAATGGGTCGCCCTTTTCCTATCGATAAATAACCAAACATCAGAGTGTCTAACACACACAATGTCTGAGACCTATAGCAAGAACCAGCAGAACAAGAGGATTAAGCGTGAACTTGATTTGCTGCGCTTCAGACAGGAAATAGAGCGACATGGATATAAAGATACCCTACGCACCAAGACCGCTGCAAAAGAAGCTACACGCAGAACTAGCGAAGAAACGCTGGGCGGTGTTAGTGATGCACCGTCGGTTCGGAAAGACGGTGATGGCGATTAATCATTTGTTGCGCGACGCTATTCTCAACCAAAAAGAGAATCCGCGTTATGCCTATATTGCGCCCACCTATCGACAGGCAAAGATGATTACATGGGATTATTTGAAGCAATTTGCGGGTAAGATACCGCAAGTACGGTTTCACGAGACAGAATTAAGATGTGATTTACCGAATGGTGCGCGGATACAGCTTCTTGGAGCAGAAAATTATAATAATATTCGTGGCGTTTATTTAGACGGCTGCGTAATGGACGAATATGCGGATATGCCAGAGAGTATGTTTCCAGAAGTCGTGCGCCCAGCTTTATCCGACAGAAAGGGATATGGCATAGTGGTAGGCACACCACGCGGTATGTCGGGTTTTTATGATATGTACGAAGCAGCACAATCCGATAAGAACTGGTTTACGAAGATTTACAAGGCTTCTGAGACAGGATTACTGGATGAGGAGGAGCTAGAGTCGGCAAAAACGGCTATGTCGCATGATCAGTATATGCAAGAATTTGAGTGTAGCTGGACAGCAAATGTTGCGGGTGCGATTTATGGTAAGGAAATCGAAGGCATTATGGAGAAAGGGCAGATTGGGTCTGTTCCCTATGATGAGTCAGCGCGGGTCGATACATGGTGGGATCTCGGAATAAACGATAGCACTTGTGTAATTTTCACCCAGACTATAGGTCGTGCGGTTCATGTAATTGATTGCTATGAGAATAGGGGTGAGGGATTACCCCATTATTGTCGGGTATTGGAGCAGAAGGGGTATTTGTATGGTACGCACAATGCACCGCATGATATTGAGGTGCGTGAACTCGGAACGGGGAAGTCACGACGCGAGATAGCCTATGATTTAGGATTAAATTTTCGTGTCGTACCAAAGCTGCCTTTAGAAGATGGTATTCATGCGGGTAAGCTGTTTTTCTCTCGACTCTGGTTTGATAGGGCGAATTGCAAGCAGTTATTGGATGCGCTCCGGCATTATCACCGTGCCTATAATGAGAAGAATAGGGTATTCCGCACAACCCCTGTGCATTCATGGGCATCACATTTTGCCGATGCGTATAGATATTTAGCGGTAGGATTTCGTGAGGACAGGGATTATTCACGACCACCACAAACAACCGCAGAGAACGACTATAATCCATTAGGAGCGTATGTATGAAACAAGCACCACAGATGCCACCCGTACCACCGCCACCACCTCCACAGCCTGTAAAAGCCGTTAAACCCGATAAAACGGTAAAGATGCAGACACGGAATAAGATGGCAGATCCAAATAAGGTTGGACCAAAGCAAACGATATTAACGGGTTCGCAAGGACTTGGGTCTGAGACAACAACCACAAATACGGGTAAAGGGTTATTAAGTGGCGATTAGATGTATCCATGATGACCCGCAGCGGTTTATTGATTGGTTAAAGGATCGGTTACGTCTACACAAAATTACGGGTCAAGACCAAGCGCAAGCCTATGGATTTGTAGAGGATCAGCAGATTATAGGGTCATTTGTGTTTTCGGAGTACACAGGAAACGATGTGCATATGTATTGTGCATCCGACAACCCTAAGATTTTTCAGCGACGCTATATCAAGGCGATGTTTGATTATTGCTTTGATGATTTGAAAGTATGTCGCGTATCGGCAATGTGCAATGAGAGTAATCTGCGCTCACGCAAACTTATTAGTGGTGTGGGATTTAAGCAAGAAGGACGATTACGCAATTACTTTGGCAATGAAGATGCGCTTGTTTATGGATTATTAAAAGAGGATATGAGGGTATTATAATGGGAAAAAATGCACCACAAGCACCGCCAACAGCACCAGCACCAACGCCACCACCCGATCCTGTGGTAAAACCAAAAGCTGCGGAAACAGAAGCGGTCACACCAAAAACGGCTGTAGGCTCATCAGCACAAGGTGGCTATTCGGGTACAGGCAAGGGCAAGGCACGAACAGTATTAACTGGTGCTGGCGGTGCAATGGGTGGAACACCCACGCGAAAACCCATGCTAACAGGCACATTGGGTAGTGCGTATAAAACAACATTAGGTGGCTAAATGGCTCAGAGTGACGCATTAGCGGATATGTTGGCAGAGCAACTTAATCTGCTAGAGAACCAGCGCAAGACATGGGAGCAGCATTGGCAAGAGATAGCCGATTATGTTGTACCAAGAAAGGCTGATATAACACGAAAAAGGTCGCCCGGTGATAAGAGAACAACCTTAATTTTTGATGGCACGGCTATTCATGCAGCGGAGTTATTATCGGCAAGTCTGCACGGAATGCTAACGTCTATGTCAACACAATGGTTTAGTCTCCAATATAGAGATGATGCGTTTAATGGGGATGATACCGCGAGGGAATGGCTGCAATCGGTACAAGAAATTATGTATCAATCCTTTGCGCGGTCTAATTTCCAAGAGCAAGTCCACGAATTATACCATGATCTCATTACGTTTGGCACGGCTGTTATGTTTATAGAGTCGGATGATGAGCGTGATATTAACTTTTCGACCCGTCATATAGGGGAATGTTATTTATCAGAGGATCAAAAAGGGCGTGTTGATACGGTGTTTCGTCGGTTTAAAATGCCCGGCAAAGCGATAAAAGAGCGTTTTGGTATTGAGGGATTAAGTAAGAAGCTGCAAGACAGGATTAATGAAAACCCTGTAGAGTTGCGCGAGTTGGTTCATGCGGTATATCCAAGAGGTACATATGATATAACAAAGGTGACAAGCGAGAATATGCCGTTTGCGTCTGTATATTTTGAGCCAGAAGAAAAAGTTGTGTTGTCCGAAGGTGGCTTTGATGAACTGCCTTATACTGCTGTACGGTGGCTAAAATCCAGCTATGAAGTCGGTTATGGTCGCTCTCCCTCCTTCACTTCTCTAGCCGATATTAAGATGCTGAATAAAATGTCAGAAGTCACTATTCGGGCAGCACAGAAGCAAGTTGATCCCCCGTTATTAGTTCCCGATGATAGTTTTATGCTGCCGATCAAGACTGTGCCGGGCGGGTTGAATTTCTATAGATCAGGCACAAGAGACAGGATAGAGCCACTTAATATTGGTGCGAATAATCCATTGGGATTAAACATGGAAGAACAGCGTCGGCAAGCGATACGCTCCGCGTTTTATGTTGACCAGTTGATATTGGGTCAAGGTCCACAGATGACGGCTACGGAAGTGGTGCAAAGGACTGAGGAGAAGATGAGACTCTTAGGTCCTGTCATGGGCAGAATCCAAGCTGAACTTCTACAACCATTGATTATTCGTGTGTATAATTTGCTTTCAAAAAGGAATATGTTTCCCGCTGCACCCGAATTTATGGCGAATATGGATATTGAGATTGAATATGTCTCACCATTGGCAAAAGCGCAGCGACAAGTTGATATCACCTCATTAACACAAATGCTTGAATTGCTTGGTCCTGTTGGTCAGATCAACCCACAAGTTTTTGATTATATTGATTTTGATGGTGTAGCAAAGCATTTGATTAAGGTGTTGGGTATCCCAGCCAGCGCAGTTAAGAGCGATCAAGATGTATTTGCAGCCAGAGAAGAACGAGCAGCGCAGCAACAAGAAATGATGCAGCAACAGCAATTGGCACAAGGCGCAGAAGCAATGGGTAAGGCTGCACCAATGGTCGCTGCGGTGAATGAATGAAAACCATAGAGGATTTAAAAGCAGCGTATAAGGTTGCATTGACTAGCAAAGATGGTGGCTATGTTATGGAAGATTTAAAAAAACGCTTTCATTGTTTTGCGACCACTTATGTACCCGATAGTAACGAAGCAGCATTCAGAGAGGGTCAACGCTCTGTCGTGCTGTTTATTGAAAATATGTTGGCAGAACAACCAAACAGAGAGGACATAGCGGAAAATGAATGAAGAAACACAGGTAGCGGAGTCGACATTAGGTTCGGTAACTCCGTCTGAAACGACATTCGATTGGAAAAATGAAATACCAGAAGAAGTCAAAGGAAATAAAGTTTTTGAAAACCACAAGGATTTAGGATCTTTATTGAAATCACACGCTCACCAGCAAGCAATGATTGGCGCAGAAAAGATACCTCTGCCCGGCACAAATGCTACAGAGGAGCATTGGAATGAGGTCTATACCCGTCTAGGAAAGCCAGCAGAAGCAAGTGGCTATCAATTAGATGTGCAGATGCCCGAAGGACAAACAGCCGATGACGGACTCTTAAATTGGTTTAGAGAGACATCCCATAAGGCGGGATTAAACAACAAGCAAGCGCAAGCAATGCTGAATGAGTACCAGAAAATATCCCAATCACAAACCCAAGTGGATACAGGCAAGGTAGAGCAGATAAAAAACGAAGGCATTGAATCGCTGCAAAAAGAGTGGGGAGCGACATTTCAAGACAAGATTAATGTCGGTAATGCCACTATTGGTCAATTTGAAGCAAATGATTTAACACAATTGCAATTAGCAGACGGACGTATGCTGGGCGATCATCCAGCGTTTGTAAAAGCGTTTGTCGGTGTTGGCGATTTTATAAAAGGAAAAATAGGCGAGGATAGCTTGGAAGGGCAAAAGACAAGTGGCGCAATGTCGCCCGATGTTGCCAGAGCAAAACTCGCGGAACTAAAGCGACAAGGCGGTCCATTCTGGAATAACAAAGATCCAGAGCATCAATGGGCGGTTCAAGAAGCGTTGCGATTACAAGAATTTATTACACCAAACGAGTAATTGACAAGCATTTGCCCAATTACGCAAAAGTGTATTAATAATTAGGATAGCCATTCGTGGTCCTGTGGGTGCAGACCCTATACTTTTTCGTCTAATTCTACATTAGGTAGCGATACTAAACCCTTAATTTTAAACTAAAAAAACGGAGGTACTTACAATGAGTACACAAGTAACTACTGCTTTCGTTCAACAGTTTAGCAACAATATAACCATGCTTGCTCAGCAAAGTGGTTCTCGTCTAAGAGGTGCAGTTTCAGAAGAAAGTGTAACAGGCGAGAAGGCATTTTTTGATCAAGTTAGTGCGGTTGCTGCTGTTAAAAGAACAAGCAGACATGGTGATACACCACTCGTAGAAACACCCCATTCAAGAAGAATGGTGACAATGGATTCGTTTGAGTGGTCTGATCTTATAGATTCGGCTGACAAAGTAGCAATGCTGGCTGATCCGACTAATGTTTATGCTAGAACAGCAGCAAACGCTATTGGTCGATCAATGGATGACGAAATCATTGCAGCAGCCACAGGCACAGCAAAAACAGGAAAAGCGGGTGCATCATCAACATCTATGCTTTCAGCGAATACAATCGCGCATGGTTCAGCCGATCTGACTATTGCTAAATTGTTACAAGCTAAGAAGGCTTTAGACTTGAATGACGTAGATCCGTCTATTCCACGTTATATTGCGGTTGGTCCTAATCAGATTGAAGCGTTGCTTAATACGACACAAGTAACATCAAGCGATTTTAACACCGTCCGTGCTTTAGCGTCTGGACAAGTGGATAGCTTTTTAGGTTTTAAATTTATTGTGACAAACCGATTGGCGTTTGCTTCCAACATCAGGACTTGCTTCGCTTGGGCTGAAGACGGAATTAAACTTGCGGTTGGTCGTGATGTAATGAGCCGGATAGATGAAAGAGCAGATAAGAGCTACTCTACTCAAGTCTATTATTGTGCAACCTTCGGTAGTACGCGAATGGAAGAAGAAAAAGTAGTATCCATCGCTTGCGATGAATCAGCGTAAGGAGATTGAACAATGGCAACAGTTTATTCTGACGTAGAAACCCAATTAACTCAGAACGACCCCAAAGAATTTGTGAAAGCAAATGAACTTGGTGGAGAAGTAAGAGTTGCGAGGGCAACCTATGAAGCATCTTCATTGGCTTCGGGTGATGTAATCAATATGTTTACATTGCCAAACGGTGCAAGGATTCTGCAAGGAAGTCTTGCCCATGATGCAATGGGATCGTCAACAACCCTTTCCGTAGGCTATGCAGCCCACACCAATAGTTCGGCAACAGCCGTAAGTGCATCCGCAGCAGCGTATAAAGCAGCAGCAGCATCTACGTCTGCCCAGATCGTTGATGTGGTAGCAACTTTAGCGTTACTCAATGGTGAAGTTGTCGATGCCGACGAAAACGGAAAAACCGTTACCGTAACAATGGGCGGTGCAGCCGGAACTGGTACAGTTGCGCTCACCATGCTTTACGTTACCGCGTAGCGTTTTTCATATCTTCCTTCCAACTAAGGGGGTGGTTCGCCACCCCTTTTTTTTAGGATTTATCTATGCCTTCATCAGTTGATTTATGCAATTCTGCGCTTAATATGATTGGCGCATCCAATATCACAGCGTTTACCGAAGATAGTAAAGCTGCGCGATTATGCAACCAGCGGTATGATTTTATTCGAGACAAGGTGTTCCGATCCCATAGCTGGAATTGCCTTTTGACTAGAATCGCTTTAACGCCCGACTCAGCAGCACCGACATTTGAGTTTGCCTATGCGTATAGTTTACCGACCGACCCCTATTGTCTCCGACCTATGAACCTTGATGCGTCTAATATTGTTTATAATGTCGAAGGGCGCAAAATACTGACCGATGAGAGTACAATTAATCTGGTGTATGTCGCCAGAATACTTGATGTAAACGTGTATGATAGTGCCTTAATGGAAACAATATCGATGGCATTGGCTGCTGACTTTGCGTACCCGCTTACAAACTCTGTTGCGTTGGGAAATGCCATGCAGCAGAAATATGACAAGATGGTAAGTGAAGCACGGTTTCTTGATGCTATTGAGGGCGCAACCGCCAATAACTCCACAACAACAGACCGAATGACGCTTGAAGCAAATGAGTTTATTAACGCGAGGATCTAATGGTCAAAGCATCACCAGCCTTTACCAACTTTACTGCGGGAGCATTATCGCCACGATTGGACGGTAGAACTGATATTGCTAAATACGCGAATGGCTGTAAGACGCTTGAAAATTTCCTAGTTCATGCTCATGGTGGCGCAACACGACGACCCGGCACAGAGTTTATAGCCGAAGTAAAAGCCAGCGCAAACGAATGTCGATTAATCCCGTTTGAGTTCAATGTCGAGCAAACCTATATCTTAGAGTTTGGTAATAATTATTTTCGTATCTATCGTAACGGTGGGCAAGTGGTTGATAGTGGCTCTGCGGTAGAAGTTACAACAACCTATACATCAGCGCAGCTATCCGATATTAAATTTACGCAATCTGCGGATGTAATGTATGTCGTTCATCCCTCACACCCTGTTCGTAAAATATCAAGAACGGGTCATACTGCTTGGACAATTGCGGATGTAGATTTTCGTCGTGGTCCGATGCTTGATCCAAACACATCAACAACAACATTATCGGCTAGTGCGTCAACAGGAAGTATGACCGTAACCGCATCAGCAAGTTTGTTTGCATCGACAGATGTAGGGCGATTAATAAAATTCTATGATGGTTTTGCCAAGATTACTGCGTATTCCAGCGCAACATCCGTAACGGCAGCCGTACAAGAAAACGAAGATTTACGCACAGAGTTAATGCCAGCCTATACCGCATCAACGATTGCGTTTCACGAAGGCGATCCAAGTTCAACAGGATTGGAGCATAATGATAGAATAACGGATACCGCTGCAAACTTTGTGTTGCAAGGATTTAAAGTAGGACAGACGGTCACGACAACGGGCGCAAGCACAAGTGCTAATAATCAATCGGCATTGGTTATTGTGCAAGTTACATCCGATACTATTTTGTTTGCACCAAGTAATGATTTAGTCAATGAAGCAGCAAGCGCAAGCGTAACAATTACAGGCAATCTAGGTGCAACAGATGAGTGGTCTTTGGGTGCGTTCTCAGCAACTACAGGCTATCCAGCGTGTGTAACCTTTTTCGAGCAGCGATTAGTTTTGGCAAATACATCAACGCAGCCACAAACTATATTCTTTTCCGTATCGGGTGATTTTGAGGATTATAATGCGGGAACACTCAATTCATCCGCTTTGATCTATACAATTGGGTCAAATCAAGTAAATGTAATACGCTATCTTACAGCTTCCCGCGCTCTGCTAGTTGGTACGTCGGGTGGTGAGTTCGTGGTTCGTGCATCATCCGATGAACCTATTTCGCCTACAAATACGCAGATATTACGTCAAGCGAGTTATGGATCGGCAAACACACAACCCATAGCCGTTGCCAATGTTGTGTTATTTGTGCAACGGGCAAAGCGTAAGTTGAGAGAATTAGTCTATAGTTTTGGTTCTGACAGTTACTATGCGCCAGATTTAACCATATTGGCAGAGCATATAACCGAAGGCTTAATAACGGAAATGGCTCTACAACAAGAGCCGGATAATATCGTTTGGTGCGTTCTTGAAGATGGCAAACTGATTGGTATGACGTATCGACGCGAAGAAGAAGTGGTTGCGTGGCATTCCCATCAGATCGGTGGGGTATCGGGTGCAGCGACTATAACGGTTTCGGATTATGGAAATATCGCGGTTGGCTCAACAATAACGGTCACGAAATCAGACGGTACAGCGATTACATTCACAAGTGAAGCTGCTGGCAGTTCGGCTGCATCGAGTTCACTAGGGTGGCGACCAAATACAAACAACGATACAACGGCTGATAATATTTTTACCGTAATGAATAACCATGCTGATCTAACGGTGGCAAATCCCGCAGCGAATGTTGTTACGGTTACAGAAACAACACCATCAGCAACAGGATTTCTAACGCTATCAAGTTCGGACAGTACACGATTAGCGGTCACAAGCCAGACACACGCTCTTGTCGAAAGTGTAGCAGCTATTCCTTCCTCAACAGGATCAGAGGATGAGGTGTATGTTATTATCCAGAGAACGATAAATGGCGCAACGAAACGCTATGTTGAGAAATTAAAACCAATTGATTTTGGAACGAATATAGAGGATGCGTTCTTTGTTGATAGTGGTTTATCCTATTCGGGTTCGGCTGCATCGACTATTTCGGGATTATCGCATTTAGAAGGGCAAACGGTAAGGATAGTGGCGAATGGATCGGCTCATGCGGATAAACAAGTTGCAAGCGGATCTATAACGCTGGATAGGGCGGTGACACAGGCGCATATAGGATTAGCGTATACATCAACGCTGCAAACCATGAGAATAGATGCGGGTGGCGCACAGGGTACATCACAAGCCAAGATAAAACGTGTAAATGATATAACGCTTAGATTGTATAGAAGTGTCGGTGTTAAGGTGGGAAGTTCGGCAACACAAACAGATTTAATACCGTTTCGTTCATCAGCAAGCGCAATGGACACAGCCGTACCTTTATACTCTGGCGATAAAGATGTGGAATTTGATGGCGGGTATGAAACAGATGGGTATGTGGTGGTAAAGCAAGAGCAAGCCTTACCTCTAACAGTTTTAGCAATTTATCCGCGTATAACGACGTTTGATGAGTAATGTTTATAGTTCCATTTCATCCCGATCATTTGGGCGAAGCGTTAATGCAAGGCGCATATGTCATTCCTATACAGGATCAAACGCGATTTCTGAATGTAACTGCGTACACAGGCGATACATCGATTGCGTTTACAGCGTATGGTAGTAGTAAGATTTTAGGTATGGGCGGGTTTATAGAGATTTATCCGCATTTAGTGGAAGCATGGGTCATTATTTCGACACAAGATTCTAAATATAATGTCCGGCTGGGTCGCACTATAGTCAAAATGTTTAGAAAAATTATGCGCTCTCATCCTAGCTGGCAGCGCATACAAGCAGCGGTACGCAAAGATTTTGACGAAGCAAAGCGTCTAATAGAATTTTTAGGATTTCAAAACGAAGGACTAATGCGAAAGTTTGGTCCAGATAAAAGTGATTATTACAGATACGCGGTGGTAAGAAATGAACCCAATTAAGATAGCTTTAAGTGTTGCGTCAACGGCTGCATCGGCTGCAAGTTCTATTGCTCAAGGGGAAGCACAAGCAGCAGCGTTTGATTATAATGCAAAGATTAATGAACGGAATGCTATGGCTGCGGATGCAGCGTCAGAGCAATTGTATTTCACCGAAAAAGTGAAGATAGAGAAATTTCGTGAGGATTTTGAAGCCTTAAACGCAGCAACACAACAGGGTTTTCGGTACAACGGATGGGTCGCTGATGGTGATACACCTTTGCTTGTAGCGTTGGCAAATGCGTCGGAAGCGGATGATGAGATACAAACACGAGAATATAACGCGAGAGTTGGACAGGCTGAGTTAAAAGAAGAAGGAGTGCAGCAACGCATGAACGCTGAATTGAACCGTATGTATGGAGAACAGGCAAAAATTGCTGGCAGAATGGGTGCGGGTAAATCCTTACTTTCTGGTGCTACCGATATGTATATGATTAATAAATACGCGATTTAGGGTTAGACATGAAAGTTCCTACATACCAATCACAAACACAAATTACTCCAAAGACAGGCGCGGGATCGCTTAGTGTGCAAGCTAGTCCATCAAATGTATCTATGGGTCTTGCAGCGCAAACCGATTTATTTTCTTCATTACAGCAAACAAGTTTTAAGTTTCTTGAAATGGAAACAAAGATGACAAGAAACGCTGAGTTAGCTGCTGCGGAAAATGCTTTAGATTATGAAATGGCAAATCTCACATTGGCAGCGTTAAACGATACAAACCCTAATACGATGATTGAAAACTGGAATACGGGGTCTACAAAGTTATTTGCACAAATCTCTAATAATATTGACGATCCTGTGGTTAAAAGATCGTTTGATACTAAAGCCAAAGACACAATTTTTAGTAAGCGATTATCTATATTAAAACAAGCACGACTCCAGAGAATAGCGAATGCTAAAGGTGTATATACTGAGAAACTTTATAATTTAAAAAGAATGGCTGCGCTTGGCAATCCATCGGAACGAGAGCAAGCAAATTTAGAAATATTTGGTCGAGAAGAAGGTCTTGATTTTCTAGGTGATAAACAATCCGCTATCCCAAGTATTTTTGATAAAGCGTTTAGTTCGGGTTTGATTACAAAATCAGAAGCCATTAAAGGAGAAATGGATGCTAAAGGAGAGATAGAGGGGTTTGGTGTTTATAATGATTTAAGCGCAGCAGCGGTATCAGGTGATCCGTTACAAGCCG